TAAATACTGGAGATGATATAATAGCTGAAATGCTAGATGAAGATGAGGAGACTATTATTCTTAAAGATCCTCTGACCATCAAATATGCAATGAGCATGAAGGGCGGAATGTACATTCAATTGAGATATTATGGAATGTTTACTGCTGACGATATCTTCTCATTTAAGAAAAGTTCAATAATCAGTACGTCTCATCCTAAGCAGAATATGATGGAGTATTATATGTTATCAGTTGAAACTGCTAAAGAAGATTTTATTCCAGACGTAGATGCAATGGTTGATCAACATGTTATGATGATAAAGAACTATCAAATGGATAAACAAATGAATGAAAAGACCGATGCCGCATTTAATGATTTTTTACAGAAGGTGACAATTAAAACTTTACAATGAAAAAACCAGTACATTATGTAAATAATAAAGAATTCTTTGAACACATTAGTGAGTTTAGGAAAAAAGTAAAAGCCGCTAAAGCTGAAGAAGCAGAGCCACCACGTATTACAGAATATCTTGGTGAATGCTTTCTTATGATTGCCAAGAATCTTGCTAGACGCCCTAACTTTGCTAATTACTCCTACAAAGATGAGATGATCTCGGATGGCATAGAGAATTGTATTCTCTACATTAATAACTTCGACCCAGAGAAGTCAAATAACCCATTTGCCTATTTTACACAGATCATCTATTTTGCATTCCTTCGTAGAATTCATCGCGAACGTAAACAACTCTATATTAAACATAAATCATTTGAATCAGCAATGATTCATGAAGAGATGTATGATAAGTTTGATGATGGAGATTCTTATGGTAATAGTAATTACGTCATCGACACAGAGAAGATGAATGAGTTTGTTACTTCATTTGAATCTAAGATGAAGAAGAAAGAAAAGAAACCTGAAGCGCTTGAGAAATTCTTTGCTAATGAGGAAATAGATGAAAGTAGCATTAATAACTGATCAGCATTTTGGTGCAAGAAATGATTCTACGTCGTTCCTTGACTTCTATGAAAGATTCTACGAAAATGTTTTCTTCCCTGTTCTTGATAAAACTGATATTAATCATGTGCTTATTCTTGGGGATACTTTTGATAGAAGAAAGTATGTAAACTTCTATTCTCTAGATCGTGCTAAGAAGATGTTCTTTGATAAGTTAGCAGAGAGAAACATTAAAGTTTGGATGCTAACTGGAAACCATGATACGTATTTTAAAAATACAAATGATGTTAATAGTCCAGAATTGCTATTAGCAGAATATACTAATATTCATGTTATAAATTCTGCTGCAACAATCTATATTGAAGGTACAGAGATCTGTATGGTACCATGGATATGTGCAGATAATTATCATGAATGCATGAAAGAAATGAATGATACTCCATCAACACTTTGCATGGGTCATTTCGAGATCGCGGGTTTTGCGATGTATAAAGGAATGGAATCTCATGAAGGGCTATCTAAAGACATGTTTAAAAAGTTTGAATCTGTATTTAGCGGCCACTATCATCACAGGTCTACTGATGGCCATGTCACTTATTTGGGCAATCCATATGAGCTTACATGGTCTGACTATAATGACCCACGAGGCTTTCACCTATTCGATCTTCATCAAAGGCAATTAGAGTTTATTGAAAATCCATATCGTATGTTTCATAAGCTGCATTATAATGATGTAGATAAAACATATGAGGATGTTGTAAATATTCCTATTGATACATATAAAGATGGATTCATTAAAGTAATTGTTCATAACAAAACTAATCCATATTGGTTTGATCTTGTAATTGAAAGACTTGAAAAATTAGGAATATCTGGTATTCAGGTAGTCGATGATAATCTTAATTTAAATTTAGAAGATGATGAAGAGATTATCAATCAAGCAGAAGATATGATCACAATGCTTAATAAGTACGTAGATTCTATTGAAGCGAATGTTGATAAAAAAGATGTGTACAAATTAATGAATACATTATATAATGAAGCTTTGTCTGTGGAATAAACAATGGCAATATACTTCAAGAAGTTGAGATGGAAGAACTTCATCTCTACAGGAAATCTATTCACTGAGATTGATTTAACAAGAAATAAATCTACTCTAATCGTCGGAGAAAATGGTGCAGGTAAATCCACCATCCTTGACGCTTTGTTGTTTTCGCTGTATGGTAAACCATTTCGAAACATTAATAAGCCTCAACTAGTAAACTCTATCACACAAAAGAATCTATTAGTTGAAGTTGAATTTAGTGTAGGTAGAAGTGAATATCTAATTAGACGTGGATTAAAACCAGGCATATTTGAGATCTATCAGAATGGAACTCTGATGAATCAAGATTCAGCTACTCGTGATTATCAAGAGTATCTAGAGAAGAATATTCTTAAGCTTAATCATAAGTCTTTTAATCAAATCGTTGTTCTTGGTTCTGCAAACTTTATTCCATTCATGCAGCTGCCTGCAGGTACTCGTCGTCAAGTTATCGAAGATCTTCTTGATATTCAAATCTTCTCTACGATGAATACTATTCTTAAAGAGAAAGTTCAATTAAACAAAGAAGATCTAGTATCAATTAGCTTTGAGATGAAATCAATCTCAGATAAGATTGAGATGCATAAGAAACATCTAGAGACTATTCGTATAAGCAATGATGAAGTAGTTAAGCAGAAAGAAATTCAATTAAATGGTATCATTGAATCTAAGAATCAAGCAGCGATTGAAATTCAAAAATACGAAATACTAAATACTACTGCAGAGCTTTCTATTTCTGATAAAGAAAAAATTCAAAAGAAGTATGAGCAGCTTGAAGATCTTCGTCGTAAAGTAGGAGTTAAATTAGTTAAGCTGAAAAAGGATGTTAAATTCTTTGAAGATAATAATGATTGCCCTACTTGTAAGCAAGGAATTCAAGATGGTCATAAGCATGAGATCATAGATAAAAACAATAAGCAGATTAAAGATATAGAAGATGGCACAGACCTTCTTCAACAAGAATTTAATTCAGCAATGGATCGTATTGCAGCAATTCAGGTTATCAATAAATCTATCACTGAGAATAATAAAAAGATCTCTGAGCTAAATACTAAGATAACAATGTGGAATAACTTTGAAAACGATCTTAGAAAAGAAATTATAAAACTTCAGCAAACTGTTTCGCATAATGATGATAGTAATGTAGATCTTCAGGCTCTTAAGACAGAACTTAAAGAATCTATTGTAAAGAAAGAAGATCTATCAAAGGAAAAACAGATATTAGATGTAGCATCAAGTCTATTAAAAGATGGTGGAATTAAAACACGAATTATTCGTCAGTATATTCCTATCATTAATCAATTGATTAATAAGTATTTGTCTGCAATGGACTTCTTTGTTAACTTTGAGTTAAATGAAAACTTTGAAGAGACAATTAAGTCAAGGTTTAGAGATGAGTTTAGTTATGCAAGCTTCTCTGAAGGTGAGAAGATGCGTATCGATCTTGCATTACTATTTGCATGGAGAGCAGTTGCTAAACTTAGAAACTCATCGACAACTAATCTATTAATTATGGATGAAGTATTTGATAGTTCGTTAGATAGTGGTGGCACAGATGAATTTATAAAGATCTTAAATGGACTTGCACAAGATACAAATGTATTCATTATCAGTCATAAGGGTGATCAGCTATACGATAAATTCCATAGCGTGATTAAATTTGAAAAGCATAAAAACTTTAGTCGAATATCTATTTAAGTTTTAAACCTTTGTTCCACGGTATTCGCTTTTTCATATTTTCGCGCATCTGTGGTGACCATGTAGTACCTTTAGTTGATGGGACACGTTGAGTGCCAGCTTGAATATTTTTTTTCATTTGTTCAGATTTTGCTTTTTTACGTTCTTCTGACCATGGTCCTTTTGGTTTTCTCATTTTTTGCTTGGTTTCTTCTGAATGGTGTTTTCCAAGCATTGTAGGTTTACCAATAGCAATATTTAACCATTTATCATTCTTTTTAACTTTTAACCGTTTAAGAACTTTTTGTTCCCATGAGATGCATTCTGATTTAGTGTTGAATGTTTTTCGTATTTCAGCAACAAAACTATCTACACCAAACTGTTCAATTAATGAATGAACTTTTTTTGATGATGTGAAATACAATGTCCATAAATCATTTGGATGACACCCGTCCTTCCATCGTGCTCCATAGTAATGACTATTGGTTTCTGGATGATAGATATAATATGTAAAATAAACTGTAGACATTTTTAACCTCAAACTAATATGATATATATAATTCTAAACTTCTCAAGGATCGCATCATGACAACCTTTTTAGCAGAATTCGTAGACGGTGGACCAGGATGTAGTCGAGATGATTGTATGCGATCTATAGTTAAATCTACTTCAACATTAGTGTATTATCAACCAACATATGACGCTCAGGGTAATGACGTAAATCCTGATAAAAACAAACATGTAAATGATATTAGCTGCCTATCATGTGGAAAGAAATGGAGTGAAACAATATGATATATGAATTAGTTAAACCTGATCACTCTTTGATGTCTACTAAACTAGAACACTTTGATTTTAATAATCCTCCTATAGATCCTGTTGAGTTAGCTAAGAATCTTACTGAGACATTGTTGAAAAATAATGGTCTTGGTCTTTCTGCTAATCAATGTGGACTTCCTTATCGTGTATTTGTTATCGCAAACAACCCTGTGATGGCTTGTTTTAACCCTAGGATAATTGATGCATCATACGAAACAGAAATTGCTCTAGAAGAAGGATGTTTAACATATCAATATGTCTATCTTAAGATAAAACGTCCTAGAATAATCAAAGTGCGTTACACAATGCCAAATGGTGAGACGGTTACTGAGAAATTTGATGGTCTTACTGCTCGAGTCTTCCTCCATGAATTAGATCATATGGAAGGTATAAATTTTACAACTAAAGTACACCGTTATCATCTTGATAAAGCATTAAAAAAGAAGCAACAGTTCATCCGGGCTAAGAAAAATGACCTATTGTCAGAAAAGAAAATTTCCTATGTGTAAATTTCCTACCGGAAACAATATTGTATCATTCCGGACACATTTTTCTAACAAAATGGTGTACATTTCTGGCAGTTAGTGTATAATATCCTTATAGATTGATTAATAAGGAGCTTAATTATGGATACATTTGAAATTGTTTGTTGTATAGCAGCTTTTTTTGCTGCAATTTATCTTGTTATTGATGCAATGATCGATCGTGAGCAACCATAAAATGGATACTTACTTCATTGAGGCTTGGATGTGCAGGTATGCTCCAAGTGTCTTAACGTTTTATCAAAGGCTTACGTTTATGGAATGGCTTGGACTATTAATTTTGATTGGAATTTTACTATGATAGCTGAAATACTAGTATGGGGTTTCTTTAGCGCACTAGGATGGTGGGGTGCGCAAAAACTTGTTATTGAAAACATAGAACCACCTAAAGATCCACCCGTTTGTACTGCGCAAAAGGAGACTGTATGTGGCGTAAAAGGCAAATAATGGAGAATAGTATGTTAACAGATTGGGTTGGCGATATTGCCAATATGCATGAGCACTATGGTGTAAAACCAAAAATTCAAGAGTTTGATTCTGAAAAACTAAAAAAGTTTCTAGAGTTTCGTGTAAAATTTCTTGAAGAAGAAATGACAGAACTTAGAACTGCAGAATCTGCAGAAGATGTTGTAGATGCATTGATCGATCTTTGTGTTGTTGCAATTGGCACTCTAGATCTATTTGATGTAGATGCACAAAAGGCATGGGACGAAGTACATAAAGCCAATATGAGTAAACAAATTGGTATAAAAGAATCACGCCCTAATCCACTTGGTCTACCTGACCTTATTAAACCTGAAGGATGGAAAGCACCCTCACATGAACACAATCACGGACTCCTCAACTCTGTACAATTACCTCTCTAATATTCATGAGGAAGTTGAAACATTTGAAGTGACTGAAGAATTCATCGAGTTTCGTGATAAGATGAAGAATAAGTTTCGAGCAAATGGTAGAGAAGAATGGCGTCGCACAATGCACGCCGATTGTTTAGCAATTGAATATCAACTACTAAAGAAAAAGTTAGTTGAGAAACCTGAAAATATCTATCACGACTTTATCGTTGAAGATACAAAGGTAGATTGTAAGATAATCACTTCAAAGTATTTTAATGTTCCAGAGGAAAAAACTCTCTATTACATGGAAAATCTGCGAAGTGGAAATGTAACACATTTTGCATTTTACAAATATTATCCTAAACCACCTGATGCTCCGCTTAAAGCAGGTGATGTGGTTCAATTCAAACTATGTGAAGTTCAAAGAGTTGAACGAGTTATGAATGCATTATCTCCTTCTAATTACAAAGATGGATATTATTATAACGTGAGAAATGTATAGTGTACTTATTTTTTTGTGTGTGATATAATATATTTTTTATGGAGTGTACATGAAAGAATCTCTAAAAGTTCTACAACACGCGGCTGAAATTCAAACCCGCAAATCAAACGATTATCAGAATCCTAATAGTCGTATCAAGCAAGCAGACTACTATCCACGTGGTTGCGCATCAATTCTAGATGTAATGAATGGTAAAATTCTTCGCATTCAATCTGTTATGGAAGCGATGGAAAATGATCCTAATTATGTTCCAAACTTTGAATCAATGGAAGACTCTGCAGTTGATCTAATCAACTATGCATCGTTCTTTGTTGCTTACATGCGCGGTAAAATCGAAGGTCAAAGTGAGGATCGTGACTTCTTGAATAGGAAAATATCAAAATGATGAGCATTGGTATTATTCGTGAAGCATTTAAAATGCGTCTTGCTACAAAAAAATTTGTTAAAGACAAAAGCGGCGTTAATATGATCGAGATAATCGGTTCTACATTTCTAGCAAATGAACCTGCAATTTTCGGCGATCCTAATCAAGAGTATATTCAACGTGAACTTGATTGGTATAAATCAATGTCATTGAATGTTGGTGATATTCCTGGTGGTCCTCCTGAGATATGGAAACAAGTTGCATCAACTCAAGGATGGATTAATTCAAACTATGGGTATCTTATTTGGCATGATGAGAACTGGAATCAATATCAAAATGTTCTAGAAGAACTTCGCCGTAATCCATTCTCTCGTCGTGCAGTCATGATCTATACTCGTCCAATGATTTGGAATGATTATAATATTGATGGTATGAGCGACTTCATCTGCACTAACACCGTTCAATATTTTATTCGCGATGATAAGTTACAAGTAGTTGTTCAGATGCGCAGTAATGATGTTGTCTTCGGTTATAAGAATGATTATGCTTGGCAAGAATATGTTGCTCTTGCATTATGTGATGAACTTGGTGTTGAACTAGGTGATATCATTTGGCATGTTGGTTCTCTTCATGTATATGAAAGACATTTTGGATTAGTAAAATGAAATGGCATAACAGATATTTAAATCTTGCACAAGAAATTTCTAAATGGAGTAAAGATCCATCTAGAAAAATTGGTGCAGTTGCCGTAGGAAGTAAAGGTCAAATTCTTTCTCAAGGTTATAATGGTTTTCCTCGAGGCATTAATGATGCAACTGAAAGATTAGAAGATAGACCTACTAAATACAAATATGTAGTGCATGCTGAGATGAACGTTATCTATAACGCGACATTCTCTGGTGTATCTCTTGATGGTGCATCATTATACGTGTATGGACTTCCTGTATGCAGTGAATGTGCTAAAGGAATTATTCAAGTAGGCATTAAAGAAGTTCATATTTTTATTGACCAATACGTCGATCTTCGTTGGCTAAAATCGTGGGAAGACACACGAGATATGTTTGATGAAGCAGGCGTAAAATATGCGGAATATTGTGCGGACTATATTAGTGGGTATGAACCCATCCCGAGTAGCGAATAAAGTACATAAGAACGGAACTTGGAATCGCCTGTGTTCGTGGATTGATTATCTCGGCACAGGCGTCGTCTCATTTACAAATCTGTCTGATGATCCTGAATGGGACTTTAAAGAAGTAGACTATGATCTTCTATTGATGCAAATATTAGACTATGATCGTGTGATTGCTTTAGGTGGCCATGTTTCGAAGACGCTAAATACACTAGGCATCGAGCATTTTACTCTTCCTCATCCATCTCCTAGGAATAGAATGATGAACGATCAGAATAAAGTAAATGAGATATTAAAGGATTGTAAAGAATGGCTACAAGCATATTAGTAACAGGAGCTACTGGTTATATTGGTGCTCATGTAATGAAAGAATTATATAAGCATGTAAACACTCGTGAAGTTTACATTGCCGCTCTTGATATAGACACAGCATATAGAAATTATATTAATCCGTATTGTCATACGCTTATACAAAAAGATGTGCGTGATATTCAACATGGTCTTATGTATGACGTAGTAATTCATCTTGCTGGATTAGTACAAGTGGGTGAGAGTATGGAAAAGCCATATGAATACTACGATACTAATTTAAATGGAACAATTAATATTCTTAAGAATGTAAAGTGTAAACATTTTATATTTGCATCAACAGCGGGAGCATTTGATCCTGTTTCTCCTTATGCAAAATCTAAAGTAGCAGCTGAAGATGTTATTCGACAGCTTGCAACTGGTTATACAATCTTTAGATTCTTCAACGTCGCTGGTTCTAATGGTGAACATCGTCAATTTGGTCCGTCAACTCATCTAGTAAGAGTTGCAGCTGAAGCTGCTGCAGGTAAAAGAGAAAAGGTAATCATAAATGGAGCTGATTACTCTACACGTGATGGTACTTGTATTAGGGATTATATTCATGTTGTTGATCTTGCTAAAGCGATAGTGAATGCTGCTCTTTCAGATCCTAAGAATGCTAAATATGAATGCATTGGTTCAAATAAAGGGTTTACAAATTTAGAGGTTCTTGATATAATGAAAGATGTTACAGGCAAAAGCTGGCTTGAAGCATTTGGCCCACGTCGTGAGGGAGATCCTGATATTCTTCAAATTGATGGAGCATCTGAGTATCTAACAGTTGAAAGATCGTTGGCTGATATGTGTAGGTCTGCATATGAAATGGAGTTAAAATGAAAATATTAATAACAGGAATGAATAAGCTGCAATGTACTGAAGACTTCTATGCAAGTCAGCAGCTTAAAGTTGTTCCATCACATTACAGTTTAATTCGTTGTCTCCGTGATATGGGACATGAGGTAGAGCAGCGAGTTGTGAATATCGGAGAAAATCTTGACAAATACGACAAAGTTATTGTGTATATTCACAATCCTTCAGGTTTCGCTGCTTATGTATATAACGCGCTCTATACGATTGCTAGAAGAAGAGACTGTACTCTTGCATTTGATGACTGGCAAACTGATAGTATCTACTCAGGATTGCTCGCGCTCAGAGATCCCGAAAAACTATTTAGAAAATACGTCCTTGAAAGTCATACCAATATCCCAGAAAATGTAACTGAATGGGAAAAAGATTTTATTGAAGCATTAGATATTATTCAATCTAAAACTAATAATCTATTAATATCTGCATTTCGTGGTGGCGATCCTACTCTTCTATTAGATTATCCACGCGATAAAATATTTACGTATAACCCAAATCCTTATCATCTTAATCGCAAACCAAATAATCTAGTTGTTGAACCTAAACAGCGTATATTTAATTTTGCAGGATTAATTCAAGATAAAACAAAGAAGTGGCTTAAAGCACAAGGCATTAATGATAATGATTGGCCTTTGATGAAATATGGTTCACGTAAAGATGGTCAAGATCGTGTAACTGAAGACGTGATGGTAAATATCTATGCAGAACATTGGGGTATCTTGATGCCTGGATATTTTCATGCAGGATCTGGTTGGTGGAGAGCAAGACCTCTTCAAGTTGCAGATGCGGGATCTATTCTTATTGGTGATCCAGATGAGATGTTTATTTACTATGAAGATGAAGCGCTTGCAGATATAAAAGCAAAAGATCTTGTTGATATGTGTGATAAAGAACTCGAAGATTTGGCAGCAGCACAGAGAGAAGCGCTATATAGAATACACCCTCTCAATAAAGAAACACAAAAGGCGGAGCTTAATCTATGTCTAAAATCTTAGTAGTTGGAGCAGGATTCTCTGGTGCCGTAATTGCTAGAGAACTTGCTGAAGCTGGTCATAATGTAACTATCATTGATAAGCGTTATCACATTGCAGGTAATGCATATGATTTTGTAAATGACCATAAAATTCGAATGCACGCGTATGGCCCTCATCTATTTCATACAAACAATAAAAAGGTTTATGATTATCTAGGACGATTCACTGAGTGGATTCCATATAAGCATAAAGTAAAAGCTCTATTAAGCAATGGTGATTATGTTACATTGCCAGTTAATCGTGCTACAAAAGATATTGTTGGTGAAGATAATATCGTTGACATCTTTATTCGCCCATACACTAAAAAGATGTGGGGAATGGATATTGAAGAATTAGATCCATCAATTATAAATCGTGTACCAATTAGAAATGACTTTAATGAATACTATTTTCCTGATGATGAATATCAAGCGATACCACGAGATGGGTATACTGCTCTTATCTCTAACATGCTTGATTGGGAAGGTATCACAGTATCATTAGGAACATCATTTGATAGATCAATGGAGAAAGATTATGACCACATTTTCAATTCGATGCCGATTGATGTTTATCATGACTACTGTCATGGAGAATTACCTTACCGTTCAATCAAGTTCCATCATGTCGATATTCCTGCTCCAAGAATTCTTCCTACGGCAACAGTAAATTTTACGCATCATGGTCCTTATACTCGAATGACAGAATGGAAGAATATTCCTAATCATGGGCATAATCCTGAAATGACAACTCTCACGTATGAAGAACCTTGTGACTATCGTACAAATAATATGGAAAGATATTATCCTGTAAAAGATCTATCGGGCACGAACAGGGAGATATATAAACTATATGCCGCGATTAAACATCCTAAGATGACATTTATCGGGCGATGTGGAATGTATGTTTACATTGATATTCACCAAGCAGTTTCTTCTGCTTTAAGTGTAGCACATAATTATTTGAAGAAAGTTATAGATCATGAGCAAGTATCGGTTTAATGAAGACAAGTATATAAAAGAAATAACCGACTACGTCAATGCCACCTACGGCGCACACTATGGCGATGAAGTTCAACCAATGGACTTAATCATCGCAACAGGCCACGGTACAGGATTCAACATCGGCTGCATTCAAAAATATTCAGGTAGGTACGGAAAGAAACCAGGTGAAGCGCGTAAAGACCTGATGAAGATAATTCATTACGCAATTTTGCAATTACATATTCACGAACAAAGTGAAAGGAAAAAGGAGAGTAAATAATGGAGATTAAAATCTCAACTGATGAGCTGCGCAAACGTAAACTGTTTGTATCGGCACCTATGTATGGTGGACAATGTGCGGGCATGTTCATACGTTCTGTAGCAGATCTTTCTGCGCTATGTACTCAATATGGAGTTCAACTTCAATTCTATTTCCTATTTAATGAGTCATTGATTACTCGTGCACGTAACTATTGTGCTGATGAGTTCTTGCGTTCAAATGCAACTCATATGATGTTCATTGATAGTGATATCGGTTTCTCTGCACAAGACGTTATTGCTATGTTAGCTTTGATGGGCGATGAAACTGAGTATGATGTTATGTGTGGACCATATCCTAAGAAGTGTATTTCGTGGGAAAAGATTAAGCAAGCGGTAGATAAAGGTGTTGCAGATCGTGATCCTAATGTTCTAGAGCGTTATGTTGGCGATTATGTATTTAATCCTAAGAGTGGTCAAAATGAAATCCCTATCAATCAACCAGTTGAAGTGCGTGAAGGTGGAACTGGATTCATGATGATTCGTCGTTCTACATTTGAAACTCTTGAGAAAGCATATCCTTCTCTTTCATATAAGCCTGATCACGTACGTACAGAAGCATTTGATGGTTCACGTGAGATTCATGCTTACTTTGATTGCGTTATCGATCGTGGTTATACATTCGATGATGTACATCGTTTGATGGAAGATCTTGCAGATCCAGGACGTGATAAAACTGATCTTGGTGACCGTGCACGTGCAATGCTTGAAGCAGAGAAGACTTCATCTAAGCGTTATCTGTCAGAAGATTATATGTTCTGTTACTATGCACAAAAAGCTGGTCTGAAAGTATGGTTGAATCCATGGATGAAACTGCAGCACGTTGGTAGTTATGTATTTGGTGGATCACTTGCTGATCTTGCTTCTATTGGTGCATCTGCAACTGCAGACATTGAAAAGATAAAGAAGAAGTAATATGGACTTTGTATATAACACAAACCAAGATTTGGAAATCATCGATCCAATTCTTGCACAATATCCAGCGCAAGACGATCCTCAGTATTGGGAAAAAGTGCCTGCTCTTTTTGAGCAGGTATTTAGTGATGAGAAACGTTTGCATGGTTTTAAAGATGAAGCTATTATCTATCGAGTTCCTATCTTTGTACAAGCATCCGAAGAGATGCATCGTCTATCAACAGCATATCTAAGAGATACATGGGAAATGCTTTCAAAAGAATCAGATGAAAGCAAAAACACATATCTTAAGATGCTAGAAGAAACATCTAGGGGATATCGAAGTAACTTTAATGAAAGAACCACATACGGATTCTCAATTAAAGTCGGTAATAAAGATAATTCTGTAGTTACTAACTATCTTCAGCCAATTAAACTTCATAACATAGTTAAGTACGAAAAAGAAACTGGTAAAAAAATCAGTGACTATGATGTGATCATTGAAATTGGTGGTGGTATGGGTGAGCTAGCAAGACTCATTCATCTGCACGGATTCAAAGGTGAGTATTGGGATGTAGACTTTGATCCTATGACTAAGATCGTTAAGTACTACAATGAAGATATCGCTGATATTAAAACAGCAAGTGATATCGATCAACTTCCTGATTTTACTGGAAAGAAAGTTCTTCTAGTAGGAACTCACTCATTCAGTGAAACTCAAATTGAGTATCGTGAAAGAATCATTAAGAAAGTTGGTGCTTGTGATTGGCTGATTTTATTTCAATGTGAATTTAATGGTGGTATTGATAACCTGAATTGGTTTATTAACACATTCCCTGAATTAACGAAAACAAATATCACCATGTATTGTGTCCCGTGGCATATATATCAAGGTGGTAATCTATATGTATTTGCAGAACCCAAATGAAAGGAAGTAATTTATTATGAAACTTGATAATCGAACTGTGCAGGTCCTTCGTAATTTTTCGACGATCAACCCGTCTCTAGTTTTCAAAAAAGGTAATACTCTATCCACAATCTCTCCTGGAAAAGCGGTTATTGCTACTGCTAAATTAGATATTACCTTTCCACAAGACTTTGCAATCTATGATCTCTCTGAATTTCTAGGTGCTCTATCTTTGTTCAATGAACCTGAACTTGATTTTGGTGCGCGATGTGTTAACATTCAAACAGGTCGTAGTAAAGTGGTTTATATCTATGGAAATGAAGATAACATTGTAAAACCCCCTTCGCTTGATAAACTAAAACTACCTGAAACTGTGTATGAGTTTGATCTTCCATCTGATGTTCTTTCTCGAGTAATGAAAGCAATGGGAACTTTTAAACTTCCTGAACTTGCAATTACAAGTAAAGATGGAGAAGTTCAAGTACAAGCGATTAATCATAAGAATCCTACAGGCAATGCATTTAGTGAAGTTGTTGGTGAATGTGAAACCGCTTTCAGAGGAATCATCCATGCAGAAAATCTAAAGATGATTCCAGATTCTTATCATGTAACACTTACACAAGGTCTTGCTAAATTTGTTAGCAAGGATATTGAATACTATATCGCCGTTGAGGCAGAATCGGAGTTTTGATGTCAGTTCAAATTTTAAAATTAATCACAGGTGAAGAGCTTATTGGTACAGTTCGCAGATTTTCTAATGATGAATTTGTAATCGATAATCCTGCAAATATTCACATGGCTCCTACTCAGGATAGTAGAATGCAACTCTATCTAATTCCTTATGCACCTTACGCGGAAAAAGATCAGTTTACTTTTAAGCAAGAACATGTTATAATGCAGTATGAACCCAATACTGACCTACTAAATAAGTATAATCATATGTTTGGTTCAGGTATTCAGATTGCAGGTGCAGGTTCTTTGTAGTAATTTTTTGAGGGTTTTATATTATGAATGTACGTGACCACTTTTTGTGGGTAGAGAAGTATCGTCCTAAGACTATTGATAAGACGATTCTTCCAGCAAATCTCAAAGCAGTATTTCAGCAATTTGTCGATCAAAAGAATGTTCCTAATCTTCTCTTGTGTGGTAAAGCAGGTGTAGGTAAAACTACAGTTGCACGTGCCATGCTCGAGGAGCTTGGTTGCGATTATATCATCATCAATGGTTCGATGAATGGCAACATCGACACTCTTCGTGTAGAGATCAAAAACTTTGCGTCCACTGTGTCATTTGCGGGAGGGCGTAAATACGTTATACTTGATGAAGCAGATTATTTAAATCCTAATTCAACTCAACCAGCTCTCCGTAATTTTATGGAAGAGTTTAGTAAGAACTGTGGATTTATTTTAACTTGTAACTTCAAGAATAAGATCATTGATCCACTACAATCTCGGTGCTCTGTTGTAGACTTTACTATTCCTAAAGAAGAACGTACTGCTATGGCAGGTGGCTTCTTTAAACTAGTATGCAGCATTCTTGAGATTGAAGGTGTTAACTTTGATCCTAAAGCGGTAGCAGAAGTAGTTAAGAAACATTTTCCTGATTGGCGTCGTGTGTTGAATGAACTTCAACGGTATTCAGCAACAGGTAAAATTGATTCGGGCATCCTTACTGATATTAAACAAGTTAGCATCAAATCACTTGTTAAAGATATGAAGGATAAGAACTTTTCTTCTGTTCGCAAATGGGTAGGTGAGAACTCTGATATAGATACGTCTTCGTTCTTTAGAGATCTTTATGATTCTTCGTCAGAATTTCTAGAAACTAAGAGTGTTCCTCAGTTAGTTCTTATCTTGGCTGATTATCAATATAAGGCAGCATTTGTTGCAGATCAAGAGATCAATATTGCAGCATGCTTGACCGAAATAATGGTGGAGTGCACATTCAAATGACAAGAGTAGAGACAAGCGTTTTCTTCGGCGATCAGCGCGAAGCTAGAGTATCATATGATACTACAACAGAATCATATAAAGTTCTTATGACTGACTATGAAAAAAATATACACAAAGAGTACACATATTCTCATCGGCAGCTAGCTGAAGACGCTGCTGAGGATTGGTGTCTATGAGTCCATTTGACTTCGTTACTGCTATTAATTCTACTAAAAAGAATCTTATTAATGAAGATCCAGCTTTAGAAAAGGAATATAACCCGTTTTTGACTAATAAGGCTCTATCTTATTTCACCGACACGATCATGGATGCAAATCAAATGAACATGCATCATGGAATAGATAAGAAACTTCAATTTGATTATTTAATAAATATCGTTAGGCCTGGTAAGAGATTCTCTAAATGGGCTAAGAGGGTTGAAAACAATGATCGAGATTTAGTCAAGACATATTATGGTTATAATGACCGTAACGCCGAGGTTGCTTTGTCATTGCTTTCCGCCGAACAGTTAAAAATAATAAGAGAAAGACTGGAAAATGGTGGAGTTAAAAAATGAACATAGTTGATACACTTATTGAAGTGAAATTGAATGAGCAAGATGACTTTCTTAAAATTAGAGAAACTCTTTCTCGTATTGGTATAGCAGCTAAGAAAGAGCGTAGACTGTATCAGTCATGTCATATCCTTCATAAACAAGGCAAGTACTACATCGTGCATTTTAAAGAATTATTTGCATTAGATGGCAAGCCAACCAATTTCTCAGATGAGGATAAAGGTCGTCGTAATACGATCATTGCTTTACTAGAGGAATGGGGATTAGTAAAGATCGTAGATAAATCTACTATCGAATCACCAAAAGCAACATTGAATAATATTAAGATCCTGCCTTACGGGCAGAAAGATGAATGGGAATTGTGCGCTAAGTACAATATTGGACGTAAGTAAATATGGGAGTTTGTTATGTATTTGAATATTGTAGATCTTCCAGGCGATAGCTTGGAGTATGAAACACTTTTTGAAGCTGCTCGTGCAATTAAAGGTGTTCCTGGAATGACATGTGAATTGGGAGTACGGCGTGGTGGTGGTTCTAAGATGATCATCGAAGGATGTTTTAGTAACGACGATCTGAATAGAACCCATATATGTGTAGATCCATATGGTAATATTGATTATCCTCGTGGAGATGAGGGTGAAATTATTCATCAAGACTATCATAACCAAATGCGCAATGATTGCTTGAAGAACGTCTATGCAATGTATCAAAATGCTCCTGTAAACGTTCTATTCTTTGTGATGGAAGATGTAGAATTCTTTAAGCGTTTTGGTGATGGTGTTCCTATCTATAATGAATATAAGCAGATCATCAATCAATACGCACTTGTTCATTTTGATGGTCCTCATGCTTCTCATATTCTATATCCTGAGATTGACTTCTTCAAGACTAGAGTGTCTCCAGGAGCAATGTTCGTATTTGACGATATCTTAGAATACAATCATGATAAGGTTGAAGAGTATTTACTAAATGACAACTGGCAATTAGTGAAAAAAGGACAACGAAAAGCTTCTTACAAGAAATTGTAATATTTTTTTGTGTACTTTATTATGAAGTCTTGATATAATAACAGAATAGGATAACAACATGAGAAGATTGCTGCTTCTCGTACTGTTCTTTTCACACCTTGCTTTTGCTGAAAATACTACATACGTTTACAATGTAACTAAAGAACAGGCGGTAATAGAGATCAATCCTACAAAGATTAGATCAATCGCTAGTATTACTAAATTGATGACTGCTACTGTGGTAGTAAGTAATGCTGATATGCCTCTAGATGAGAAGGTAAGATATAGAGGTTCTAGAAATGTTCCAGCAGGAATGCTATCTAGAAATCAGTTATTATCATTGATGCTGGTGAAGAGTGATAATTCAGCTGCTAATGCTTTAGCTGAAAGTTATCCATTTGGTGGACGTGAAGAGTTTGTTCGCCTGATGAATAGCAAAGCTAAAGAGTTAGGAATGAATGACACTAGGTATGAAGATCCATCTGGACTTGGTAGGTGGAATCTATCTACAGCTAAAGATTTAGTTACATTGCTTGTTAAGGCACACGAGTTTCCGAAGATAAAAGAGATCGCATCGTCTCCGGAATATCGTATAAATGTATATGTAAAAAGAAAAAGAACAAGCGGCAGTCATGTAGTTACTGTTAGCAATACTAGTAAAAAGCTCTTAGATGATTTTGCAGAAATAGAAATTTCTAAAACAGGATTTACAAATCCTGCAGGAAGATGTTTAGTATTATTTGTGCATAAGGGTGAAGAGAATTACGGTATAGTTATATTAGGATTAAGCAGTAGAGAGCAGGTGCAAAAGACCGCACGAAAAATTTTAAATGAAGCAATTTAAGCCCTTTTAGTTAAATGGTATAACAGTTGATTTGTAATCATCTATTAGCAGTTCGATTCTGTTAAAGGGCACCATATATGAGGATAAACCATGGGAATCACTGAAGCATCTATATTCTTAACGAGTACACTATTAGTTAGTCTTGGCATTATTGTTATTGTCGCTGGAGCGCTCATAGTTAATAATATGATTCATCGATGGTGGAAACCATTTGAATGGTCAGTCGTACCTAATACTTGGAAGCAAGTTGCACATGGTGATTTTACTGATCTTGAGAGTTCAGCAAAAAAACATACTAAAGAACCTACTTTAGACGAAATTGTTAAAAAATAACTGCGCGTATTACGGTGTCGTATAAAGGCATTACCTTGGTCTCCAAAACCAATGATGGCGGTTCGATTCCGTCCACCGTAACCATAAAGCATATACTGTGAAAAATATAAACATAGAAGAAGTCAAAGCTTTCATCTTAGAACAATCACCAGAGACTAAAATATATTTGGGTGCTGATTCAGAAAGATCGAGAATTAATGGAATTTGGTATGCTGATTATACAGTTGCAGTCGTAGTCCATATTGATGGATGCCATGGTTGTAAAATCTTTGGCGAGTTTAATCGTGAAAAAGATTATGATCAACGTAAAGATAAACCAGCTCTACGATTGATGCAAGAAGTATATAAAGTATCAGAGATGTTTCATAAGTTAGCAGATGTAATAGAAGATCGACATGTTGAAGTTCATTTGGATATTAATCCAGACCAACGTTATGGATCTTCTTGTGTAATACAACAAGCAATTGGTTATATCAAAGGTACATGTAATGTTGAACCGATGGTAAAACCAAAAGCTTTCGCAGCTTCTTACGCAGCAGATCGTTTGAAGTTTGTATTAGCAGCTTAATGCGGATGTAGCTCAGTTGGTAGAGCGTCTGCCTTCCAAGCAGAATGTCGTCAGTTCGAACCTGATCATCCGCTCCAATATTTGGAGTTTATATGATGGAAGATGATGAAACATATGAAGAGCAAGTGATTAAAGCAGTAGTGCAAGGGCTTCAACAAGGTGGCATGGTAGTTCCACCAACGTTTGTAGATCTTCTAAGCCTAGTATATAAAGCTGGATATCATGAAGCACTGAGAAATCAAAAAGGTTTCTCAGGAACAATGGATTGAATAACGCGAGTGTGGTGAAATAGGTAGACACAAGAGACTTAAAATCTCTCGCTCGAAAGAGCGTGCCGGTTCGATTCCGGCCACTCGCACCAATAAGGAAATTTAATGAGCGGAAAAGGAAGTAAGCCAAGACCATTAAGTATTGATAGAGATGAATACGCTCAAAAGTGGGATGAGATCTTTGGCCAAAAGGCTGCATTAAAGAAATTTTCTGATGACTATCAAGATATTCTGTCTACGGAAGAATGTGTTGAAGCAGCATTAGAAAACTATGTCGAAGGACATCTTCGAGATAAATAATTTTGTATCGATCATCGATACAGGAACATCCCTCGGGATGGGAGAACTGGTTTGAGGGGGTACCAGTAATAAAAACCCTCTCTTCACTATGCCTTCGGGGTAGTGGACAATTTGATAAACTCGCTTAATAGGAGAAGCATATGACACACTTGTCAATTTTTGGTCCTGGATTTAAAGACTTTGAAAAGCATTTTGTTGGATTTGATGAGCAAATCAATAAACTAGCAAAACTGCATACTGACATCACAAAAAATATTCCAAACTACCCTCCATATAACATCAAAAAAGTTGATGAAAACAGATACGTCATTGAAATTGCCGTTGCTGGTTTCTCTAAACAAGAACTTGATGTCGAGATCAATGAAGGTGTTCTTACTGTAAAAGGTAATTCAACCATTGGTTCAGAAACAGTAGATGGCGATAACGTCAATTATCTGTGGAAGGGTATCTCTGATCGTGCTTTCACTCGTAACTTCACTCTCGCAGATTCCGTTGAGATTAAGAATGCTGAGTACTTTAATGGTCTTCTGAAAATTTGGTTAGAAAGACTAATTCCAGAAGCTAAGAAAGCAAAGAAAATTTCCATCAAGGAAAAGTCAGATGAGTAATCATCTTTCTAAGTGAAAGAAAAACAGGGGCGCAAGCCCCTGTGTACTTTTTATTGCGCTTATTATATAATGATTGAATGAATAAATTCTACACAAACGTTTACCAACAAGGTAACAATATCCTAATTCGTGGATACGATAACGGCTCTCAATTCAAATTGAAAGTTGGTTATAAACCCACGATGTATGTTCTGTCATCTGCCACAAAAGAAAAAACTGAGTGGAAGACTCTTGATGGAAGACCCGCGTATCCAATCAAATTCGATTCTATTCGTGATTGCCGCGACTTCATATCGCGTTATGAAGAGGTAGATAACTTCGAGATCTTTGGTAACTCGAGTTACACCGCGCAGTTCATCAGCGATGTTTATGCTGGTGAAGTAAAGTATGATCCTGATTTAATTCGCATCTATTCTTTGGATATTGAAACTGCAACTGAAGACGGTTTCCCAAATATCAAAGCTGCGAATGAAGAAGTTTTACTTATTACCATTCAAGACAACAAGACTAAACATATCACAACATTTGGTTCACGTCCATTTACTGGAACAAAGAAACCATTCACTGAGTATATTGAATGTAAGAATGAATTTGATTTGTTTGCTAAGTTCCTTGATCGTTGGGAGCGCGTTAATCCTGATGTCGTAACTGGTTGGAACATCGACTTCTTTGATATTCCATATCTTGTTCGTCGTATCGAGCGTATTATGCCTGAAGGTGCATCACGTCGTCTATCACCATGGATGTTGATCAATGAACGTACTGTTGATATGCGTGGTAATGAAGAGATCACGTATGAGATCCCTGGTGTTGCGATCGTTGATTATCTACACCTCTATAAAAAATCCACATACACAGCACAAGAATCATATCGACTTGATCATATTGCTTAT